AAAGTCACAATCCTATTCAACGACGACAAAGAAACGGAAAAGGCCTACTACAACGAACAGCTCGGGCGTCCGTTCATGTTCCTCAGTCCCCAAGAAATCCGCGCGGCAAAACAAGTCATTCAGAAGGCGCTCGATTCATACGTTGACGAGATCGCCTCATGGCTCTAACATTGGAAGTGAAAGGCAGGTGATTATGGCAAACGAGACCACCCAGACCGAGTCTGGGAACCAGAACCCAGAGGGAACTGGCGCAAGCACGCAAGGGAAAGCTCCATTGACAACGGATTCAAAGGATCCTGATTCGATTTCGTATGCAAAATATCGAGAACTCCTTGGGGAGAAAAAAGATGTTTCTGCGAAATTCGCCGAGACCAAGGCCCAACTAGATAAGCTTCTTGCCGAGCAAGAAGAGTCTAATCGTAAGGCACTTGAGGAGCAGAATCAGTTCAAACAGCTCTATGAATCCGAGCGCAAGAAGGCATCGAAGGCAGTAGAGCTGCTCGAGGCCAAGGAGCGCGAAGCGCAAGAGGAGAAGAAGTTCATTGCATTCCAAGAGAAAGTCGGTGGATTAACCAAATCCGAGTATCGGAAGTTTTTCGATGCCGACAAGGTGCCAGTGGGTACCGATGGTTCAATTGACGAGAAAGCTCTTGAAACGTATGCAAATGAATTCAAAATGAAATTTCCTGAGCTGTTGAAGCCAAGCCATAAGGCGCCTCCACCTGGGACAGCACCGAAGACGGTGATTGTTCAACCGCAAGAACGCAAAGATCCGAACGCGTTGCTAGCGGAATACAAAGCGCAAATCATGCAACCCAAATGAGGTGACACATGGCAAACATCACGACCTCCGATACCAGTGCAGTGTCCTTGGACATTGTTTCTCAGTATGTTCAAGCCTACCTGTGGCAGAACGCGATTCTTATGAACACCATTATCGACCGCACTGCCGAGGCTACTCCCGGCGTGAAGCAGATCGATGTTGGCCGTCGTTCGCAATTGACAGCGGTGCCAAAGGTTCCAGATACTCCTTTGACTTCGCAAAAGATTACATGGGCAAGCGATCCTCTTGTTCTTAACCTGCACGAAGCCGTTTACACGGTTCTCGAAGACGCCGCCGACATCGAGGCAATGGTAGGTCAAGAGCCTGCTATTCTTGAGAGCGCAACACAAGCGCTTCTTACGAATCTCGAAGCCGCAATCTACACGAGCATTGCAGCATGTTCGGCAACCGCTCCAGACCACCGAGTGCGTTTCAAGACGAACAGCGTTATTGCTATTCCCGACATCCTCAATGCCCGCAAGCTTCTCAACAAAGCAAACGTGCCCATGATGGACCGCTGGATGGCAATCAATCCCGATGAAGAAGAGACTGTTCTCAGCCTCAAGAACATCATCGAGCCTTCGAAATATCCTGAGAGCATGGTGATTGTGAACGGTGAAATCGGACGCATTCTTGGCTTCCGTTGTGTTGTGACCAACGCAGTCACTTCCGGAACCTCCTTGTTCTATCATCGTTCCCATGTTGCTTATGCGCGTCAAATCGTTCCTACTTGGGAAAAAGGCCGCAAGCTCTCTGAAGTGGCAACCGAGTTCCTCCTCAATCAAAAGTACGGCGTCAAGACTCTTGACGGCGGAAAACGTGGCGTTCTCATGAACAACACTGGTTCATAAAGGAAACGATAATGAAGGACATTGGCTCTCGTCTAACTATTCTGCTAGAGAACAACGGTGTATTCACCGACTTCTCAGACGATTTGTGTGACCTTGGTACCGACAACGTTACCATGACTTTGCTTGCATCTAACACCCTGTACCTTGGTTTTCCGAAGCCAATTCCTTCATGTTTTTTCTATGCTACTACTCCGTCTTTGACGACAAGAACCTTGAGCGTGAATTGCTACACTGACGCGGGTTGGGTAGGAATGCCGCTTCTTGATGACACAAAGGGACTGACACGAACTGGGCACATCCAGTGGACCCTTCCAGAAACATTGACGACAGCAAACACTGTGAACGGCGTTCTCCAGTGCTGGATTAAGATTCAGGTTTCGCTCTCCACCTCAGCAATGATTGTGAGAGCCATTACGGCGCTATTCTCCGATGACCGTGACCTTGCTAGGGAGTTCTCCAAAATCAACGACGCAGGCTTCCGCTTGGGCGCACCTGACCACATTCTCATCCATGAGGCAGCTCGTGATGAGATTGTGCAGATGTTGCGCAACCGTGGGCTGAGAACCGTTCGGAACGGTTATTACAAACGTCTGACCTTTTGGGACCTCCTCGACATCCAAGAGGTTCGGCTTGCGGCAACGTATCTCGCGCTTTCAAAGATTTTTGAGAACGTTGCAAACGCAAACGAAGCGGATAATTGGAGAGTCAAGTCGAGAATGTTCTATGGGAAGTTCGAGAAGGCTTTTGAACTAGCGTTCCTTGCCTACGACAGGCTGCAAGATGGTAACGTATCAACTCAACGAGATATGACCGTGGGGGTTCTAAATCGATGAGCAAAATACAAAGCATCAAGACAGGCTGCGAAACCGTAATTCAAACAACGCTAGGTCCAACCTACTCTCGTCTGGACAACATCATCAAGATTGACAAAAACAAATTCGCGTCGGAGCCTCTTCGTTGGGGCCTTCGGCACGATACGGCAGACGAAGTTTCTGGGAACACAAAAGCAAACACGATCGCCTATGGTTTCGTGTTAACACTCACAGACTCATATGTGACCGAGGAGTTTGGCGATTCTGAAATCATCGACAAACAAACGCAAATGATAGGCTTGTTTGAAGAGATTAACCGTCAGCTCATTGTGCAGTATGCAGGTTGTCCAGGTATCGCGCATCACGTTGGAACGTTCGCAATCCTCGCAAGCTTCGCGCTTCACGAGGATAAGATTGTTGTCGTTGAAGGCAGTTTCAAAGTACGAACACAAATTGATTTGTAGGAGAACATCACATGGCTTATGTATCAAAGAAGAGTACCGTCTTGTACGTTACTCAGGAAGTGACCGAAGGCGTTGCGGTGAATCCGACGGCGGGCAATCAAGCCGTTTCCATTCTCGCCGATGGTTTCGAGCTCAACCCTGAAAAGGAATTGGTCGAGAGAAACAATCTCACATCAAGCATTTCTAAGGCCCTGCCACGCACTGGAATCAAGTCGGCTTCCGGTAGTGTGGGCGTGGAACTAAAGGCGTCCAGCGTCGCTGGAGCAGCCCCTGAGGCTGACCTTTTGTTTCTCGCTGCACTGGGTGGAGTGCGCTCGCTGACTTCGACCGTGACGATCAATGCAGTCAGCACGAACACGACTGTCATTAACATTCCCGACGCAACGAAATTCGCCATTGGCGACACGGTGATGATTAAGTCCACGTCGGTTGGTCCCGATGGTGGATACCATCTTTCACCAGTCACAACCGTAACAGAGGGCGGAACAAATCAGGATTCAATTACCCTGCTCGTTCCAACCTCCACGAACTTCGCGCAGGCGTCCGACGTCATCGAGAAGTTCACAACGTTCTACGGTGCGAACGACGGACACCCAAGTCTCACGCTAACAAGTCTCATGGAAGGCACGTACGAAACGCAAGCTTCCGGTTGCCGCGTTTCCTCGCTGTCCATTGACTCGTTTGAGACTGGACAAGTCGCTTCCTTTTCGTTTGGCCTCACTGGACAAAACTATCAAGAAACTCCCGGGTCCTCTGGACCTGCTGCTGTTTATGATGGTGGCACGCCCCCATTGATTCTCGGTGCGTGTTTGTTCAAGGACGGGGTTCAGCTCCCTGTTAACAGCGTTGCGGTGTCTCTTGAGAACACATTGGCTCCAGTGCAAAACATGTGTTCCGAGAATGGCATCATTGCTCAGCGCATAACGGAACGAACAATCACCGGATCTTTGGTTCCATACATGGACTCCACGTCCAGCGCTTTGTTCGATTCTTTTGACGAGAACACGCAATTTTCTCTTTTCTTCTATGCCAAGGTGCCAGGCGCTTCGGCTGGAATTAAGAAGGAAGTGGTTGCGGTTTATCTCCCCAATTGTATTTGCACCGCGTTGCCAAAACAGGACGCTGACGGCCTCATGCAGTATTCTCTAGAGTTTTCTGCTGGTCCTTCTTCATCCGGTGTCGGTAGCGATATCTACATCTCTTTCATTTGAGGTTCATATGTTAGTTCGAAAAACAAACCAGATCGTCCCCATTGAAATCGACGGCGTAACCTTTTGCTTCCGGCCTCTCTCCATGGGAGAAAAGACCGAGCTAATGGGTGAGCTCGAAAAGGACAAGTCTACTGGGGCGCTCCTCCAATGGACAAAGGCCGTTGTGTGTCGTTCCTTGCGAGATGTGCGCGGGCTCACAAACGAAGACGGTTCCGAATACCGGCCAACGTTTGACGGAGACCGCATGTCCACCGAGGCCATGGATGACCTCATGAACCTGCCCATCAGCGAGAAAATCATGCTCGTGGGTGGTCTATTCATCAAGGGCGTGCCTGCGGATGGTCAGCTAATCCATCCACAGACAAACAAGCCAATTGATGGAATCATCGTAAAAAAAAGCCACACTTGACCCTTCCGATTCAGGTTCCCATGCCTTCCTTCTGGGTTGACGTTTCTGTCTTGTTTTCCGACCTAACACCATACGATCGTGCAGTGATTGAACCGTCACTGCACTATCTTTTTGACACAAGCAATTGCGACAAGAAAATTGAAAACGCTATGAAACACGGCTTAGCCTTTGAAGAAGCTGAAAGAGAAATCAAAAGTCTTTGCTCCTCAAGACGCCTTTACGGGGAGAATGAGGAATTTGAATACTGGGTTTGCCCGTGCCGAATTTTCGACCCGTCAGTGTCGTATCTTGTCTCTTGTGCCATGAGCATGCGCAACGGTATACTGCCCTATGAGGGCGGTTACATGGACCAACCGGCTGGGCTGATGTCTGCGATGACAATTGTAGGGAACTTCCTAGCGGAGCATGAAGAGAAAGAGCGCAAGAAACAGCAAGCCAAGTCGCGGCAAAAGGGGAGAAGATAATGGCAGACGCAAACCTTTCAGTGACAATTGACCTCATAACCCGCATGGCTGAAGAAAATGCGCGGGCGTTGAATGGCAGTGTTATTGGCCTCAATTCATCATTCCAGCTCATTCGTGGCGTTGTCGATGTCGCCATGGATGCGATACGCGGTCTAGGAGATTTGCTTAGGGCAACGGTTGGAGCCGCTTTAGAGTTTGAAAAAGGTCTTGTTGAAATCGGTACCGTTGCCGGTGACATCAACATGGAGAAGCTCTCCAAAGACCTCATGGATGTGTCAAGCCAATTCGGATTAACTCTCAAAGATGTTCAAAAGGGATACTATGACCTAGTGTCCGCCGGTGTTGCCGTTGAGGATGCTAATGCTGCTTTGCAAGTTTCTTCGAAGCTGGCAGTTACCGGGTTTACCGACCAAAGCGTTGCGGTCAACGCAGTAACAAACGTCATGAATGCCTGGGGCCTTAAGCAAGACGAACTTGCGGCAGCGGGTGACTCGCTTGCCCTCACGATTAAAAAAGGCAAGCTAACTTTCGAGGAATACTCCAGCGCAATTGGCAACGTATCTCCTGCGGCAGCAAACGCAGGCGTGTCGCTTAACCAAACGAATGCCGCCATTGCCGCGCTCACCTTGGGCGGAAAGTCGGCTTCCGAGTCTGCTACCGCTCTCAAGGCTCTCATCGTCCAGCTTGCCAAACCTACGAAAGAACTCGAAGCAGCTTTCCAAGGGGCCACCGGCGAAACGCTCAAACATGCGTTTGCGCAAGGTGACCTTGCGAAGGTCATGGAAGGGATGAACAAGGCGGCTGGAGGGAACTTTCAAACCCTCGTCAACCTCATGGGATCCGAAGAAGCAGCGGGAGCGGCTGCAACGCTGTCGGGCAAGCAGATGGGCTCGTTTACCGACGCGCTTGGAGAGATGGAGAAGTCCGCAAAAACAGCGGGTGCGGTGCTTGAGAAAGACTTCCTCTCGGTATCCGAGACAGCGGGGTTCAAACTCAACAAGGCTAAGATTGAGTTTTCGAACTTCTTCACAGACATCTCCGGTCTTTTGCTCCCAATCGTTGCAACCGTTGCAGAACAACTCTCAATGTACGCCAAAGAAATAAGCAGTTTCTTTGAGCAAAACAGGGGAGACATCAAATCGTTTGTTGAGGACGCGGTCCTTGCAATCAAAGCCGCTTTCGCAGCGGTGAATGAAATCTTTTCGTTCCTCATTGAAAACAAAGACACGGTCAAAATCATCGTTGGGAGCCTTGTAGCGGCGACGGCCGCCTTCTACGCTTATGAGGTTGCGGTCCTTGCGGCAGCGACTGCTAGCGCTCTCTTTGCCAGCGCACAGGCAGCGGGTGGGATTGCTGGCGTTATGATGAGCGCGGTAAACCCTATCATGCTCGTAGTCGCAGCGGTGGCGGCTCTCACGGCAGCAATTATCTGGGTCAATCAAAATGTCGAGCTCGTAGATTACATGCTGCTTCAAATGGAAGCCGACATCAATTCGGCACTCATTCCTGTGGTGAAAGCCCTTGCAGGTGTAATCAATGACGTCGCTCGAACCTTTATTGACTTCGGAGCAATCGTTGCCTCGAAGTTCATAGACATGGAAAAGAACATCGGCGATGTTATCCAATCCATTGGACTAACGATTGCCAATCTCATCTCATACCTCAAGCCTCTTGCCGATGCCATTGGCGGTTCTCTTGGCGCTACACTCGACAAGGTTAGCGAAGGCATTGTCAAACTATCATCGAAATTAAAAGACAAGGCTGTCGATGACGCCGCCAGGGGCATGCAGGTTTACTCGTCTGCTATTCAAACCGTTGACTCGTTTACGAACGGTCTGGTGAAGTCGCAAGAGAAGGTCACGAAGTCAAGCCAACAACTAGCCGATGCTTCTGCGATGCTTTACAACGAAGCTATGGCAAAAAATGAAGCCACAAAGCAAGGCACCTCGGTAACAGATGCGCTAGCAAAGGCAACGGCTGCCGCTACAAAGAAAGCTGACGAGCATTCGAAAGCGCTCAAGGGCAATGCTGGAGCATCGAAAGAAGCAACAGATAAGCTTAAAGAACTTGCCGCAGAAGTCGCGAAACTAGACTTCACCGCAAAGAACCTTGGCAAGGGTTTCGCTATGATTGACAGCGACACCGAGCTAAAAAGAATCTCAGAAATCATGGGAGCCGAAAAGACCGCAACGGCAGCGGTGGAAATTCTACGGCTGCAATCAATTGGGAAGGCCAAGGAGGCGGACCTTTTCCGCGCCAAAACGGTAGCCGAGGCCGACCTCAAAGCAGCGCAAGACGCCGCCAAGGCTCGGGCAGATTCCACGCAAGCCGCAATCGACAATGCCAAAACGCTTGCGAATAACTACCGAAAGAATTTTGACTCGTTTGCAGCTTCTGAAGTGGACACCATCAAGCAGACCGAAGCCGATATCCGTTCGATAACAAAGGCGGGCGAGGAAGCTCTCAAGAAAATCGAAGACGAGAACCTAAGACAATCTGAGGAGAACCTCAAGAAGAAAGGCGACAACTATCGCCTTGCATGGGACTCGTTTGCCAAGGGCGAAATAGAAACGGCCGTCGATACCGCAGAAGAGATCCGGCAGATTGAAGAAGGGAAACACGAAGCGCTCAATAAGCTAAACAAGGAATCCCTCGACAGAATGACTGCCGATTGGAAAGCAAACATTGCGGCGATCCGCTCTCTCGGTGAAAGCCTTACTGGGATGTTTTCGGGCACGTTGGCGGGAGTTGGCGCTATTGCGGGTGGGGATATTTTTGGCGGGTTGGAGTCATCTGTCAAAGCAGTGACTGGCGGGCTGATGGAATCTCTTCCTCAAATTAAAACAATTTTTGAGGGAGTAGTCAAGGACATTCCTAGCATCGCCGAAAAGCTTTCCTCGTCGTTTGCCTCCGCTTTCCCAGGCATCGCATCGGGACTTGAATCCTCGTTTTCATTCCTCAAGGACCTAGGTTCCAGCGTCGGAACTTCCATGAAAGAGGGCATTGATTGGGCCTTCGGAAGCGGAACCACCGAGAAGATTGGCGGGTTGCTCAAAGCAATTCCTTGGGGAGACATCGGAAGGTTCCTTGCGGACGCGTTTACGGGCGCTGCAAACCTTTGCGTGAACTTGCTCATAGAAGGAACTGCTCTCGTTGGCACGGCCTTAGAAACGTCATTTAAGGCTATCTCTGGCGGGTTCATGGCAGACTTCGCTAGTGGGCTCACGTCGTTACTAGGAACGTTTGCTGCAAACATCAAATCACTAAGCGAAGGCATTTCGTCTCTGGAAACGTTTGGACAGCGAGACACCACTTCGCAAGTCAAAGACATCCAGTCCTCGGGCAAGGAAGACATCGATGCGATAAAGGAAAAATACAAAGCGGAGGTTGAGGCTGCTCGGGGTGCCAGTGGGGAGATTTCTGCTGAGAAAAAGAAGCAATTAGATGAGGACCTCAAGAACATTAAGACGCGAGAAGAAGAAGCCCTTAAGGTTGCCAAGCGTCAACAAGAAGCTGCTGCGCTTAACATCGATGCAGAAAAACGCGCTGCTTTGGCAGTCAAAGACCTCACGGCAGAGCAACGGCAGGCAATCACAGACACGTTTGCGGCACGCAAGCTTGCCGAAAAGCAGGCATACGAAGACCGTGTCGATGCAATGAAAAGGGAATTCGAAGCAGAGCAAGAGGCAGCAAAGGACAGAGCGGCTGGACTCAGTGCCGAGCAAAAGACCATTCTCAAAAACATCGAAGAAAAGAAGAACGCGGAACTAAAGGCACAACAAGACATCATCGACCAGAAAGTAAAGGCAACCGAAACCACAGGAAAGGAGGCAAACGTTTTCACGGACCTTGCCGGTATGATAGATGAGTTCGTTGCCTCTTTCGTTAAGAACATGCCAAAGATTGTTGCTTCGTTTATCGACGGAATCCCAAAGGTCATCACTGCAATTGCAAAGGGATTGCCTGAGATTATTAAGGTTCTTGTCAAGGCAATGCCTGACATCATCAAAGCCATTGTTAAGGGCGTGCCTCAAATCATTCGCGCCGTGCTGGACTCTATTCCGATGATAGTTGACACGCTTAAGAAAGAACTTCCTGCACTTCTTCAAATGTTAGTGCGAGAGATACCTCCTCTCGTGAAAACGCTTATCGACGCGATCGTGGAGATGATTCCCGTCATTCTTCCGCCACTCATCGAAATGATTACGCAAGTCATCGTCGCCATCATCGAAAAGATTCCAATGATTATCGACGCCATTCTCAAGATGATTCCACTCATTATCGAGAAGATTCCTATCATTATTCAAGCAATCGTCGACATGATTCCTGGTCTAATTCAGGCGGTCGTGCGCAACCTGCCTGCCATTATTACAGCAATCGTGGACGCAATTCCAACGATTATTGATTCCATTATCAGGGCGCTGCCTGCCATCATCTGGGAAATAATTAAGGCAATTCCTCAGATTGCCATAGCACTTGTCGAAGGTATCATTCGGCTGTTTGGCAACATGGTGAAAGTCCTTTGGGATTTAATTGCTGACGGAATCGGAACATTTGTTGACGCGTTGTGGACAGGCATCAAGGACTGGTTCGTACAGTTTGGCGTTTGGCTCAAGGACGTTGGTGCAAAGATATGGGAAGGAATCAAGGACGCATTCTATGCCGTGTTCGATTGGCTTGCTGAAGTGGGCGCTGCGATTTGGGAAGGAGTTAAGACTGCTTTTTATGCTGTCTTTGACTGGCTTGCTGAAGTCGGTGCAAAAATCTGGGAGGGAGTCAAGCAAGCGTTCTACTCCGTAGGCGATTGGCTAGCAGAAGCAGGTGGCAAGATTTGGGACGGATTTGTTAGCGCGTTGAAAGCGGTAGGAAACTTCTTTTACAATCTTGGCGCCGACATTTGGAACGGCCTCAAGTCTGGACTCGAAGACTTTGGAGACGCGGCAGGCGACTTCATTTCGGAGTTAGACCCAACGAGTTCTAGCTCAACCGTGGGAAAATTGATGCCATGGAACTGGGCTGATGGCGGTGTGATTCCTGGAACAGGGAAAGTTCCCGGCGACTCCCAAAAGAATGACACGATTCCCGCGATGCTTTCTCCCGGCGAGATGGTCATTCCTCGAAGCGCAATGGATGGCGGATTCTCCGACGTGATGCGCTTCGTTGCCGAGCAGCTAGGAGCCCAGCGGATGGCAACGGGAGGCATTGTGGGCGGTGGCCTTTCCATGGGAGACTCATACAGCTCTGGCTCGATTGTCGAAGAGGTATCGGCCCTGAGGAGCGAACTGAGAGACATCGGGATCGCGCTTGCGAAGAACACGCTCTCGACCTCGAAAATTCTCAACCGATGGAACGGCGACGGAATGCCAGAAACGAGGACAGTATGAAAATCATCAGTTCAATAACGGTCACAGATGCGGTGCTAACAACGAACATTCCCATCACGGAAACATTGTGGACCGCAGGCACCTACACGACAGGTACCCAACGCTATGAAGGTCATTTGCTTTACGAAGTTATAGCGTCGCCAAGCACAACAGACCAACCAAGTGTGGGTGCAGCGAAGACAACTCCAACATGGAAAATGCTCCACGCCATAAACCGTTGGATGATGTTTGACGGCAAGGCAAATTCACAGTCAACAAAGGCAACGCCTATCGACGTTACGGTGAACCTTCCCAACATCGTCAATGCCGTGTCTGTTCTCAACATGAGCGCGAAGACTTTGATATTGACAGTCAATGATGACGTGGATGGAGAGGTTTATCGCAGAGAAGTGGAACTCATTGACAATTCCGTCGTGACTGACTGGTGGACCTTTTTCTTCGCACCTTACTCTCAAATCTATGACCTAGTTTTCACTGACTTGCCCGCGTATACGAGCGCGGATGTGCGCATGCAATTGACTTCAATCACGGGCGACGTCGCTTGTGGTGAGCTCGTGCTTGGGACGATTAGAGAAATCGGAGACACCCAGTTCGGGACTTCTGTTGGGATGACCGACTACTCGCGCAAGCAAGCGGACGACTTTGGGAATTATTCAATCGAGCAGCGCGCATTTTCCAAACGCGTCGAATATAACATTCAAGTCGAAACAAAGGACGTGCCGGGCATCTTCAAGTTCCTCACGGGCCTCCGCGCAACGCCTTCCGTTTTCGTTGGTGACGATGGATTTGAAGCGACGATCGTCTATGGATTCTACAAGGATTTTGATATCCTCATCTCAAACCCCGCCCTATCGATCTGCAATTTGAGCGTCGAGGGCCTCTGATAGGAGAATGGAAATGGCATTTCCGCCAATCACACCGTTGCCGACAGCGCCCCAGCGTGGCGACTCGCCAACGGTATTCACGGACCGCGCAAACGCGCATGTTGCGGCTCTTACGCCGTGGACGACCGAGGTCAATGCAGCTGGAGTCTACATCGATGGACAGGTGGTTGCCGCCGAGGCTTCGGCCGATGCCGCTGCAATTTCTGAGGCCAATGCAGACCTTTCAGAAGCTGCCGCAGTCGGGGCCGCAAACTACAAAGGAACGTGGGCATCTCTCTCTGGTCCGCTAGCAATTCCCGCGAGCGTTTCGCATACAGGCGTTGTGTGGCTTCTTAAGTCGAGCCTAGCCGATGTTACTTTGAGTCAACCTTCTCTCGTCAACACGGACTGGATTGCTCTCACGCAACCCGTGCAGACTGGCTCGCTTGCCCTCACGAGCGAGTTCACACTCGAAGGCGACGATGCCGTTGTTGGAATGCTCATGGGCTTGTATTCCAATGGCAAGGTAAAGGTCATCAAGAATCACCCGGGCGAGCAAGCGTGGAATGCTGCGACGTCTACGTTTGTTTCGGTTCACGCTCTCTCGACCACAAAAGGCATTGCTGTCTACCGAGATGAGTCGGACGGCAACAAGATTAAGGCGTCGTTGCTAACCATTGCCGGAAGAAAAATAACAGCGGCAACACCCGTTCCAATCGCAAGCACTAGCGCAACCTACGTTCATTCTGCAATGCTCGACTCTGGAAATATCGTTGTCGTTTACCAAGACACAAGCGACAGTTCTCAAGGTAAAGCCGTTGCGGTTAACATTTCTGGAACAACGATCACGGTTGGCACTCCTGAAATTTTCAACCCGGCAGTGACAACCTATTGCAAAGTGGCAATGCTTTCAGCCACAAAATGCGTTGTGGTGTACCGAGACGAAGGAAATTCGAACTACGGTGTTACTACGACACTTTCGTTTGCGGGACTTGTCATTTCTGTTGGTTCCGAAGTCAATTTCAAGACAGCGGCGGTTCAGTACATCGACGTTTGCGCTCTTACGAGCATCAAAGCGGTTGTGTCTTACTTGGGAACTTCTTCTTACCCTGAGGCAATTATTCTCGACATCAATCCTGGCATTGTTGTGGGGACAGCTTTCCCTATGAAGTCGGCCACGACAAACAACACGACGATCGCTCGCCTCACTGACACGACTTGCGTTGCGGCTTATGAGTCCGGTTCTTTGCTTTATGCAAGACTTCTGACTGCTAGCAGTGGAACGCTTTCGGCTGGCATCGAACTGCCCATTCAAGCGGCACCGTCCTCACTCGAATCCTGCCAACTGACAGCAACACGGGTTCTCGTTACGGGGCGCAATGCTACCGTTTCAAATTACGGCTATTACTGGGTGATTGATAACTCGACAGGAACTACAATTGTCAATTCATCCAATGCCGCTTTTCATGCGGATACATCAGCGCATACATTCCCTTCGAAGATTCTCGACAACCGAGTCCTCGTTGGGTATCAGGGCACCTCGAACTATGGCGCTGCCTATGTTCTCGACCTCAGCACGGAAACACTGCAAAAGATTGCGGGCATCGCAAAAGAGGCTGGCGTTGAGAGCAACGTGATTGACGTGGTTACGGCTGGAGAGGTTGACTTTCTCAGCGGACTTGTTGCGGGTTCTTACTACTATTCGAGTGCGACTGGCGCTTTAAGTGGCACGATCGGCGACTATGAGGTGGGTGTTGCGAAGAGTGCAACGAACCTCAAAATGAATGGAGTTATTCCTAAAGTAGATGAAGACAAGATTGCCTTTATCGGAAGGCTTATTGCGAACAATCTTACTCCCTCAATCGAGCAAGCAAGGCTGTATGATTTTTGGAAGACTAGAGAGGTAAAGACTTCTAGCGGTACTTTCACAGTACCTAGCAACGTTTATGCAATTGGAATTTTTTGCTTGGGGGCTGGAGCGAATGGCGATACTTCGATTGCGGGAGCCGGAGGCGGGCTTGCGATGAAAATAAAAAAAGTGACCCCAGGACAAACTATAGCATACTCAATATCATCAGGAATTGCGACGTGCGATGGCATGACAGCCAACCCTGCGAGCACTCGAACGGGCGGAACGGCATCGGGAGGAATGTTTAATTATTCTGGAAGTAGCGTATACGTTGCTAGTGGTAGGAGAGGTGGAGGTGGTTGTGGCGGGACCGTGACAATGGGTTCCAGCTCATACGAAGGTATGGGCGGCGGCGCGATGGCTCATTGGGGGCAAACCTCTTTTGCGGACCTTGGCGCGGTGTTGAATTATAAAGGCGGACACGGGATGAATGTCACTGCCGATGCTGCATTGTCTCGTATTTATCCGAGCGCAGACATTGAAGGCGGCGGTGGTTTTGGGGCAATTGGTGGTTATTCTGGTCCAACTAACGCAGAATCGAAAATAACTGGAGGAATTGGTAGACCACCTATGCAATTGGGCATTTTTGTCACATCTGACATAACCGGCAATAATTCACCGGGATTTTATGCTTTAGGTCATTATACAGGCAGAAAAAGCGGCGACTGGAACGGCGGAGCGTCAACGCAAACAACTAGCGTTAGTGCGGGGTCCGGTGGCATTGGTGGCGGCGGCGGAGCAGAGACAGCAGGCTCGAGCACCACATATCGAGCTGGAGATGGAGGCTTTGGTGGAGGTGGGGGATTTTCTGCCTCGGGAGGTTCGTATCCTGGCGCTGGCGGTCTAGGCGGAGGCGGAGGCGGCACCACGTATGCGTCCGGCATTGGCGGCGCTGGCGGCTACGGAGCGGGAGGTGGCGCTGGCAATGGTGGAGGCGGTTCCGGTGGTTCTTCAGTAGTCATTTTCGTTTATTGAAAGGAAAACACAATGAACATTTCAGAAGCAATTGCGGTCTACACGAGCGACGAAACATATGAGAACATTTGTAATGATTCATTTCCGGTTCCGGTTAAGCTTATTTGTGACCGAAACACAAAGAGAGTGTACTTGCTAAACGGCATGAGTGCCGACCTTGGAATGAACGAGCTGCTTAGCGAAGCGTGGTACGTTGTTCGCAACCAATAAGGGAGTTTTCCATGGAACCTAATGCTTATGGCATTGTCAAAAACGGGAAGATCCTTTTCAAGTATGGATTCTTTCCTGTTGATGAGGGGATTTTATCCCCGGAAAAGAACGCAGAAAACACTGAGAGCCTTCGAGCAGCGCTTGCGAAACTCAACGGGGTGCTGCCTGCAACGTTTCCCACAGAAGGCACCTCATGGGATTGCGGCCATGGCCTCACCGTCATGTATCGACATCCAGGCAACGGCAAGGGGCGCGTGGACTTCTCGATCGAGAACGGAATGATACGCTCGACAATAAGCGAAGTGCAAAAAAAGGAGGTTAGAATCTCCGCTGAAATCACTTTGACTTCGCTTGCGGATGTTGCGTGGGAGTATCTGGAGAAGCACTTTTCGAATGAGAAAACCGTGACACACAAGAATGGTGTTGAGACGGTAACGTTCGACTTGAGAGGAGCTAAGAGAGCTCCAATCAAAGAACATGTGTGGGCCAAGTACAACGAGTGGGTCAAAGAAACCATCGCCAAAAGGTTTACTTTCCAAGAGGATAACGAGCCTTGTGGTGTTAGTCTTTATGACATCGTTATGTACCTTTTTCTTGGAAATGATTATCCGATCCAACCTGCAGGGCTTGAGCGTCCGATGAGGACGGCTGAGGTCAACCAGTCCAAGGTGGACGTGAAACTTGCCATCTCAACAATGCGGCAAGACATCGAAACGAAGTGCTTTCTAAAGGCCACTGCGACGTCAGAAGAGTGGCGGCTAGCAATGCGACAAGTGGGCTCGTGGGTTCTTAACGGCGAATTGATTCAATGAAAGGAAACGATATGCCAATGAAAAAGGGTTCGAGTCAAAAGACGATTTCAAAGAACATTGCAACGCTCATGCACGAAGGCAAGCCTCAGAAGCAGGCCGTTGCAATTGCAATGTCAGAAGCTGGAAAGAAGGAGAAGCCCCATGGAAAGGGCAAGGGAGACGACAAGAAAAAGGGCGGAAAGAAGAAATAGGCTAGTTCGCGATTAGAAGCGCCTTAGAACGTTTTTCCTCCCTCCGAATACGTTTCCTCATTCGTTCCTCCAAACGCTGCCCCACAAAGGGGCTTGCAATGCTAGCCGAGACAGGGGAGAATATCCAAGACCCCCACGGTTGCGCGGGCGAGGGGTCGCTCGTGCGCAGTGTCCTTTTTTTCGTTAGGAGAATTCTCATGACTGCTTATGATTCCGATCGATTGGCTTCGTCTACCTTTGGCCCTTACGTTGTTCTCGCTCCCTTCGCGATGACCGCTGGAACCGATAAGGCCTCCAGTGACATCGGCTCAAACGAGATCCGTTGCGGTGCCGCGCAAGTGACATTGACCGGAGCTTCCGGCGCTTCGGCTTCCTCGTCTCTCATCCTTCAGGGCTCGATTGATGGCTCGGGCTGGTGGGATATTTCGACAAACGCGCAAGTGAGCATTGGCTCCAATGCGTGGAATGCTGCCAGTGGCACGAACAGCGCAACGTTTGGTTTCAATTTCAACGATGTTTTTGTGCCTCAGTTAAGGCTTCTTTTGGATGCAGGTAGTGGTTCTTTGGGAACCATCTCGATGACAATCGTGGGCAAGAGCTGAAACCTTTGCTCTACGGGAGAATGATTTATGTCTGATTTCGCAACGTATAACGCAAACATCAGTCTCATCTCCACGGCAACGTTCAACGCAGACATCGCATCCGATCCGCTTCCATTGTGTCAGTACAAAAACGCTGGAGTGCATATCGTCTGGACTTCCCTTAGCGGAACCGTAAACGCAACCGTGTCGGTTCAAGGCAGTAACGACGCCCAGAACTGGGACAACCTTGCGACAGCTATCACGCTAAGCGGCTCGTCCAGTAACGACCTTGTGCTTCTCAACAATTGTTTTTGTTCCTACCTGCGTGTTGTCGCGGCGAAAAATAACGTCACTGGTGGGTCGCTTGAAGTCACCGCAACACTCAAAGTGTAACGGGGGAATCGATGGCGACTCTTTCAGATGTTCTAGCAAAGCATAGAGATATCTCGAAAGAAGTCTCGCCGGCTCTCGTCGTCGGAATGGACTCCAACAATCAGCTCGTCACATTGCAGATTGATGCCTCGGGCGGGTTGCTTATAGCGCCTGCCCTTGTCGCAAACAAAAGGCTAACGGGCGAAGAGTTTCTTGTAGATGCTGGAGACTCCAAAGAGCTCATAAACTATACGGTCCCCGTAGGAAAAGCGTTTCATTTTCTGTGCGGCGAAGCGACGTCGAATGGAGATGCAGAATGGCTCGTCGAACTAAACAGCACAAGATTGCTTTTGGCGCGAAATTCTTATATGCGACGCAATGTTCCAATCTTAGTTCCAATCCGATTGGACGCGGGGGAAACGTTGACAGTGACCGGAACGAACATGTCATTCCAATCGAACAAGAACGACTTGAGTGTTTGGATATATGGGAAGGAAGTGGACCTATGAGCTCGATTAACTATGACGAAGAAGCGTTGAGACTGGATAAAGAAATCGCTAGGATGGTGATTCAAAAAGATATCTCAGCCCTTGAGTCCTCGCTTATGGAATGGAAAAAGAAGAGGCTTGATGCTATGAAAAACATCAACCTTTGCGACAAAAACATCCATGAGATGGATTCGAGAATCGAGGAAAAGAAAAAGGAATTGCAGGCGTGTCGCTTGTGATGTTGGGTATGTATCATGGAGGATAACGTATGGCTGATTTTGAGGGTTCGGTTCCGGTAAAGACTGTGGCACCCGGCGACGTCGGGGTATTTCTTTTTGACGGTGCAGGCGTAAACAAACTAGCAATCGATGTGAATGGCGCCATCGCTGCGGTTGTCACTGCGACTGACTTGGACATCCGTCCTCTTACCAGTGCGGACACTGTCACCGTTGTGGCAACGGATCTCGATATTCGTCCGCTCACAAATGCTGACGTTGTTACTGTTGAGGCTACTGATCTAGATATCAGGCCTTTGACGGCAGCAACGGACGTTGTTAAGATTGGCGATGGCGTTGAGACGCTTGCAATCAACACCGACGGTTCTATCAATGCCGTAACCACTAAGCAATTGAGTGGCAATGTCGTTGATTATGGAACGTCTGCCGCCGTTGCAAAGGATGGCACTGCCGATTTTGATTATGTCGTTACGTCAGGAAAAACTTTCATCGGCTCAAACATCATTGTGGGCACTCGTGGTGCTTGCAAGGTCACATTTGGAACCTACGATGGAAGCACTTTCACGACGAAAGGCGTGCTGTTCCAGCAAGCCGCGTTCAACGGTCCCATTCAGATCCCTAACCTCACTTTGCTGGGCGATGGCACTGCACTCGTGCGCGTGACCGTGAAGAATCTTGACGCTGCTACTGACTTGTTCTGTACAATTCAAGGTCAAGAGTTCTGATTTCTCTTTTGAATGCTAACAGAAGGGGCTAGAAATGGCCCCTTTTTTCGTAAAGGAGAACCATATGGCAACCGATTCCGAAGACCTCAAATACAGTCTCATTACCCGAATCGCAGGCGAAGAGGAAAATCTCGCTTTGGACGTCCAGCTCGAGTGCGGTCAGAACCGTGCGCAGGTGTCCAGCGTCGAGCGTGCTGCTGCTTTGGTTCATGGAGCTGTCAGTGTATCGACGACCGCCGTTGCGTTGCGTGTGGGGGCTGAAAACGCGACAAATCGGCGGAGCATTCTCATTCAAAACCAAGGACCGCTTTCTGTCTACATCGGTGGCGCAAGTGTGACCACCGCAAACGGCTACGAGCTTGCGCTTAAGGCGGGCGTTGAGTTCGCAATGGGAGAATCCCAAACCCTGTACGCAATCGCTGCAAGTGGCGCCCAAAATGTGCGCGTGTTGGAGGTGTCCTAATGGGAGAAATGATAAGAGAATTTCCTTCTCCGACATCCGCAAACACAAGCCCCGGTGTGACGCCTGGGTTCGTTTTCACCAAAGACGGAAATCTCACCGTTGGAACCTACCTCCGAATTGGCACCGTAATCACCAGCGGCGCGGGGCATCCCATTATTGGGAAGAATAAGCTGGTGCGTATCCGCGTTACATGCGCCACTAATGCTTCATCGAACACCGTTATTCAAATCCAAAAACGAACCGCTCTTAGCACGCGAACCGACGTTGCGGGTGCTTCAATAACGATTCCGGCAGGCACATACCAGGCATCGGCAGAGTATGACATTGCGTTGGGCACCGATGTTGAATTGTGCGCGTATAACAAGAGCGGCTCGACGCTTTCAAATGTCGTCATGAATGTTTTCCTCTATCCCGACTATACGTAAGGAGTTGGCACATGTTTTACGTTGAAAATGTTTCTGGTTCGGAAAAGGTCTGGGGCGGGCAAATCTACGCAAACACGCAAAAGAGACTTGTCGATGAGAGTGACCTCAGTGCATATCAGTCCGACAATGTGTTTCTCGGTTGCGTTCTCGATGCAACGGCAAAGGTTTACACGGATGAAAACTATCCACTGGAGCCACAAGCCGCGATCAATTACATACACGGCGAGGAGCCAGAAAGTAGTGACGAGGTACCAATGGTTCGTGTGACGACAGTGCCAAATGATTACATCTTCAAAACAAAAGGGCTAGAATTCACCACCGCAAGCGACTCATCTCTCAAGCAAGACTGGTGGCCCACAGAACAGGGGATGGAATGCTATCTGGAGTTCAAGAAGTACAATGGCAACACTGGACTCCTCGAATACTGCGACCCCGCGCTTGCCGAATACACTATCCTCGTCTGGATGCCAACCTACGAAACGATTCTTACCGAGATGTCAATTAGGCTTGCAGACAAAAACCCAAACATCAAAGTGTGGACGGGCTTCAATCTCATTGACGCCGAAGAACTAGGGCGGTTCAATTCTCAGATTTCCTTTGCCATGGCTCCCCTTTGGGAAATGAAAGTCACCAACCCCAAGAAGGTTCCCGCGCCCATGCGCTGGTACGTCAAGCATCCGGTCAACACGGCGACAAACATCGAAGTCGAGATTCGGTATTTCACCAATCTTGTCTACCTCTAAGAAGGAGAAGTATCATGGATGAAAATTCATTGTTCATGCGCACACTTGAAAGAACGCTCGAAACGCAGGAGCGGATGTCTAGCGACATTGCGGACATCAAGGCGACAATCAAAGAGGCCGCGCAAGTGATGGGCTTTCTCAGCCGAGAGCTCTCCGAAGTCAAGTCTCGCGTCGAGCGCGATTTCATCGAATTGCGTACCCGCTGCGAGCGAATGGAGGCTCATAGCAGCAATTGCCCAGCTCTCCTCAAATACAACGCGTGGGCCTTCTCCCTTCGCGACGTTGCGTGGGTTTTGACGCTCGTAGGGGTGGCGGTTGCGATCTGGTTTGCCCGAAAGTGACACGCAGTCCATTGCATGGTATTCTGATGAAGGAACACTAGCGACGGAGGTAAGCGATGAAAACAAATGTGGCAGTGCCTACATGGGTTGACGTGATGAAGATTCTTGACTGGGAAGGAGAAACTCCGCTTCATGAGGGAATCATTTCGATAGAAACGTTACGACAAGAGGCATGTAGTCTAACGAACTGGCTTCTTTTCTATTGCTGGTGTTACGCGAGAACCCAAGGGTTCACAAACAAGTGCATGAAGGATTGGGACTTCGGCGCCTATGGTGGCAAGTACAAGACATGTCGCGATGGTGTTAGGGATGCTTTGGGTGAATTCATCAAGTTCGACGACACTTCGTTGCTTGCCGAACAGGTGGAAGTCGAGAAACTGTACAATGAAATCGAAGCTTTTTGTCGCGGAGTTATTTGGACAGAACCGCACCCATTGCCCGAAAAGCCCAAGCCTGAGCCTAAGCCACCGGAGCCAGTTCCCGAGGAACCAAAGCCTCAAGAGCCAAAACCGGAGGAACCAAAGCCCGATACTCCCAACACTGGGGGCGGATTCGATTGGAAAAAGGTTGCAAAAATTGCTTTGCCGATTCTGGGATTGCTCGCTGCCGTGGGAGGCATGTTCCTCCCCGGTTGGGCAAAAACCGTGTTAGACTATCTCATGAAAATCCTGCAAGGACTCGCGGGATAATTAACGCAACGGCGGCTAGGATGGTCGCCTTGCATTTCATTTGTTTCTCTCTCCGAGAGAAGAAGGGTATGTTATGAGTGGAACTGTTGGATACGAAAACGTGAAGGCATGCGTCAAGTGGGCAGGGACTACGATTGCCGGTGGCATTCTGATGTTCAAAAAGGCTTCCGCAATCGTGGCGGAAGTCAAGGACACCCAGCTAGACGAAGTGTTTGACCTTTGCCTCGTTGACGTCAAAAACGCGGCGTTGGAAGTGCTTGAGGCAATCAGAGCTTGATGGTATTCTGGTGACAGAGTATCTTCATAAAATCCTCGAACGGCTGCAACGTCATCGTCTGTGGCCGTTCTTTTTTTGGAGACATAGATATGAGCATGTTATCAATTCTCGCACCTGTTGGCACCGTTACTCGAACCGTTGCCAACCTCAATGCCTTTCTCAAGGCTCACAAGTGCCCAGAGTATGCAGACCTGTATCGCAAAGCAGGAGAAGAATTCGGAGTCCGTTGGGACGTTGCAATCTTTCAAAGCATCCTAGAGACTGGCTGGTTTTGGAATAACAGCGGGCCTTTCGATGTGAAAAAAGAGCAGAATAACTTCGCGGGACTCGGTGCCACAGGTGGCGGTGTGCCTGGCGATTCGTTCCCCGATCCGTTGACAGGTATTCGCGCTCAATTGCAAGACCTTGCGTTGCGTTGTGATACCTATCTGCCACGAGAAAGCATCATCTCGCCTTACGCGAAGAAGCAGTATGACACGATTAGCAATCGCCATTCGAAAACGTGGGAAGACCTCAGCGGCACATGGGCAGCCGACAAGTCGTATCACGTCCAAATCTATCGCATCATGGATCAATTCGATAAAGAATTTCCCGCAAGCGGCGACACTCCCAAGCCACCTCCTCCCACGGCCGCGACTTGGATTGGCATTTCGAACAACATGGGCACCTGCGTTCAGGCGCTAGCCGACGATAAGCCCGTCGAAATCGTCGAAGGCAAGAATGTCGATGCTCTCATCGCTCTCCTGCAACGCCATCGCCTCACGGCTCGCACGTTCGACGTTTGCGCGCGATTCTCGGGCACGCCTGACCCAGTGAAGCCACCGAGCAAAAAGAAGACGACCATCTTCTTGGACCCCGGGCACTCGAAAAGTCGTCCAGGGGCACGCAGTAACGACGGCAAGGTGAAAGAGGAGCTTCTCAATCAACACGCTTGCGAAGTGCTCAAGTCGGCACTGGAGAGCGCGGGCTACTCGGTGACCATGTGGGATCCGGATCCTGACAATCTGACGGCGGTCGGTGCGGAGGCACGCAAGTACGACGTGGCCATCTCTTGGCACCACAACTCTTACGACGGCAGCGGTAACCCCTACCACTGTGTCATGATTGACCCTGCCGCTCCAAACGCGTGGAAGCTCATCGCGTCGCGTCTCGCTATTGCAATGGAAAAAGGCGCAAGGGGCACATGCGCGGACACTGTTGTGTTTGGCGGTACGAACGGACTTGCTGGCGTTTATGAAGCAGAACTCACGGTCCTCAACACTAGCGCAAACGACCCAGACGGTAAGAAGCCTTTTCACATTCTGCCAGAAGGGTATTTCCTAAACAAAATGACGTCCGTGCAGGCTTGCATGGACGCCACAAAGGCTATTGCGTTGGAGTTCTCTAAGCAATTGATGGTAGAATTTCCCGAATAACTATTGCGCTCTTTTTGCGGCATCGTATGCCTCATGAAATGTCGTGAAGGGCGCTTCCATCCACCACCAATAATCACCCCGAAACTCGAACACCTCATAAGCAGTCCACCCGAGGCGTTCGACGTTTTCCTTGATGTGAATCCAACGGATGTCAGTAAAACCTCCGCCGATAATGCGGGCATACTTCGTTGAATGTACCTTTTTCATTCCATCAATGTACGTCGTTTTGAGTTTCTCAAGCCTAACGTATCTCATGACATTTTTCCTTTCTTATTGCGTTCGATGTATTCGAGCCGCATCTGCTCTACGATTTGCATGTGTGATTCCAAGACTTCAAGCGCAAGCTCTATCATCCTTTCTCGATTGGCAGACTCCTTCTTTCTGAAGTATTCCACCTGATCGTTGAGCTTCTTTGCATTTTCTAGCGCACGAAAATAAGCAGTATCTGCGAGCATGTCTTCTGCTGTTCTTTCCATGTTATAGCTCCGATGAATAGGTGTAGATGCAAACGCCGTTTAGGATTGTTGCGCCAATTCTCCCGTTGGCATACTCCCAACGGAGATAGAGATACGACTTGCATTTCCCATTGTCGCAAACATTCTTCTGTTCTTCACTGTCGGCATTCCCAAGGATTGCAAGGACCTCTTCCTTGGTCATTCCCTTGTCAATGCGCTGGTAGTCGTCGACCATGTTAGGTCTAGCAGGCGTTGCGGGGAGCGGAGTAGCGGTCCAAACCACGCCCGGCGCTTGCGTTGCCGTAGGAACGGGAGTCGCCTTTAGCGCGGCTGCAATCTCCGAAGCGGACCCACAGGAACAAAGAAGCATCGAAGCGAACACGCATGCAATTTTCATTTCAGTTCTCCATGTTTGAAAACACTAGGATGTCTCCGTCTTGGTCGGAGATGGAGAACCCGACGGCCAACCCGCCGAGCTCACCCACAAAGCAAAAACCTTCTCGTTCGAACGTCTCTAGCTGGGCGAGCACTTGCTCGATGGTCCAGCCTGCAGGAGCGGGGAAGAGCGCATGCGCGGACATGAGGCGTCCGGCGATGCGATCCTGAGCACACACCCAAGGGGAGGGTTCTACGGCCCCTTCCCGTCGGAAATCGAGCATGCTCATAATACCGATGCGCACCTTCCGGCCTTTGAGTGTGTGGAATTTCATTTTCAGCCTGCCTTTCCTAGTTGTTTTGTGATATTCAGGTCGAGTTCATCGTACAGGCACCCGTCAATTTCGGACATAACAACGCGGGCCTTTTCCTTGGAAACGCTGGAACGCATGTCCAAGTGCGCTTTGATTAGCGTGTTGAATTGCTTGATGTGCATTGGGCTTTTTGCGTTGAACTTTTTGGCTTTCTTTTCCGATGGAGCAACGGGAGCCGCCTTCTCAGCTTCGATTTCTTTTATCGTTTCTGCCCGCATTTCCAGCATTGCAGCGACAACGTCCTTGGGGCCTTCTTCAGGCACTGGGAGGGACGCGGTCGCTGTAGAGAGTTCATGCGCTGCAAGCGCGAGCGAGAAAGCGCTCCGCAATTGCTCAGAATCAGAAGTCTTGTTGCGTGCGATAACTGCTAGGAACTGGAAAAATAAAGATGTGTCCATAAAATCCTCCATGGCCCTTTTGGGCGCTCGTTTGCCCAGCACACATGTGCTGGGCGGGGTCAGTTACCGAGGAATCCTCGGGTACTCAAAATGTGATCAATCCCGCTTTGTGTGCAATGTCTTCGGCGCGGGGAGCAAGCGATTTGTCGCTTTCCAGTCTGCGGTAGAACTCCTTTTTGAGTTCCGAATAGAACTCCCAGTCTTTCGCCTTGTGCGCCGAGTTGATTGCAAAGATTAGCTGCTCGTCGGTCTCAGTGTTAACGATGAACCCTGCATGCTCGAAACGGATTGTCTTCATGTGGAACCTCCTTTGAAGCGTTATTGCTTCCATGTTTATTATAACGGGGTTTTTGAGATTTCCTTAAGCGATTTTTTTGATGATACTAACGTTGCCCTTTAGTATCGCGTAAAAGTATTTTTGTTGAATGAATGTGTCGGATTGCAAACTGAGAAGCTTTTTTAGAAAACGTCGATGGTGCCGTGTACGGTTGAGACTTGAGTAGCTGGATACTGGCCCGATAGCATTGCGGCGAGACCGGAAGCGCTCCGCACAATTCCAGCGCGTCCCCCTGCCCTTGCTATGCCGGCAAGTTTTTCCGCTTGCTCGGCTTCCAGTTTTCCCCCGTGGGGACGCTTAAGCTCGACGCCCCAGAAACGACCTTGGACGCACAACAATAGATCCGGCAGACCTTTGCTCGGACTGGGAATCATGCGCATGCTAGCGCCCCGGCCAACGATTTTGACGGGGGCCTCAACGCGCTGCCACCAGATGCCAGGCATCGACGCAAGCAACGCTTTGCACCCCGCAAGAACTTCCGACTCGACGACGTCGGGTTGCGTTTTGTCAGTGGGGACGGTGTAGGTCTTCGCCTTGAAGCACGACGATGAAACTTTCGTGCTCGTTATTTTTGCAACATATGGTTCTTTTTCGAGAGCTTCTTTTATGAGTCGGTCGCGCAGTCCTGCCATGCTACACCTCTATTTTTTGGGTTAGTAGCATCATATCTTGAGGAAATGCAATGTCAAGGAGTTGAACCTTGATGGGTGTCCCCGGCCCCGCCGCATCGCTTGAGTCACCGAGGAATCCTCGGTAACTGAAAACTAGATGAGAGGAACCGCATTGTCAAGAATGCCGTTTAGCTCGCTTCTAAGCGCTTCCATGGTCGCGCCAATCCAGTTATCGCCTGCCATGTCTGTGAGGCTGAATTTGACTCCCTTTTCGTCTTTGTGGGCACGGAAAAGGAAAGGGGCAACGGGAGAAGCGAAGCCGGGAAAGCTTCGGTAGGCTTCGAGGTTGCGCACTGGAGAAATGCGCTTATTCTCCTTGAGAGCAATGCCGCTCTTTATTTCCAAGGTTTGTGTTATGCCATCGTCCTCTTGCACGACTTGGGAGTTCTGAACCACGCGAGACACTGCCGAAAGCAGTTCTGTTTTGTCGTCGCTTTCCGCAAAACACACTTGGACATTGAGCACGAAATCTTCCATGGAAAGAGGCCTCCCGTATGGGAATTCTTTCGTTTTTGCTTGCGCGGTAAACAGCGGTTGCAGGCGTCCGTTCTCCCCGACTCTCCCGAAACCTACCATGTGTGTTGGGGAAACGATGTTGATGAACGCAAGCGCGGGGCAGTCTTTCGAATGATAAAACCCGAAAATGCCTTGCAGCGTTTGCACCGTAATCAGGTCCCAGTGTGCAAAAATCTCTTTCAGCGTGCCATTGTAGGCAATGAATTGGCGGTCGAAACCCTTGACCAGCGCGGGAATGTGAGAATTTTGAATGTGACGAATTGCTTTCTCAATCATGATACTTTTCTCTCTTTCTTTCCTGAGTTGATTTTGATAGGTGCGGGAACTTCTTCGAGGTCATCGGTGCTGTCAAACAGCGAACCGGCAACGGGCTCCTTTGGCTCAAAGGCAGCGCCTTCTTCGAAATAGATGCGAGCGCAAAGGGTTTCTCCAGAAACAAGTTTCGAGGAACACGACACGGAGATGCCGGCACTGTGGCGGTCTTCGGTGGGAACGAACTTGATTTTGAGCGTAAGCTCTCGGCTAGCCTTTGGGTCCGTGTTGATGTCCGAGATGTTCTTGTAAACCTTTTGCATCTCGTGGTTGATGCGCTCTAAAACAGCGCCCCCTTGGAGCGTCTCGATGCGAACTTGCCTGTATGCAGAGTCATTCATTGGGTAGTTTTCTTTTCATGAAACGGGGCAAACCTTTTTCGTGACCTCACGAAATTGCTTGCCCCAGTGTGTTTTTATCAGAACGGAACGTCATCTTCACTGCCGCCACGCGCTGGAGCGGGGTCATAGCTGCCGTAGGAAGGTGGAGGGCTGTACGAACCAGAGCCAGGTGGAACGTAGGCCGTTTCGGCACCGCGAGAACCGCCCCCGTCGTCGCGTTTTGTGTCCAGCATCTTCATCTCGCTAGCGATAAAGTCCCATTTATAGACCTTCTGCCCGTCTTTTTCATAGCTCGATTGCTGCATCTTGCCCACGAACATAACGAGCGCACCTTTCTTGAGGTACTTGCCGCAGATTTCTGCTAGCTTATTCCATGCCGTAACGCGGAACCAGTCGGTGCGTTCTTGCTTCTGCCCGTCTTTTCCGGTCCACTTTTCCGACACACCCACGGACAACGACGCGACTTGTGCGCCTGATGGAGTCATGCGGATTTCGGGGTCTTGTCCAAGCCTGCCAACGATTGTGATTGATTGATACATTACAGTCTCCTATGTTTCACTGGGAAATTAAACAGCGCAAGCAACGATTGCTCGTCTTTTGCTTTCACGTCCTTAAGCCACATTTTCTTACTGGGCTCCCATTGGAATCCCGCCTCTTTAGCCAGGTCCTTTTGCTCGAATGGAACCTCGGCCTTGACTCGCCATTCAGGCCAAAGGGCACGCTCAAAAGCGTCAACAAAGGCAACATGACCCAGACGCGACACGACCTCAAAAAGAAGCATAACATCAATAAGGGCACGATGCTTTGACGCGCTCATAAAGACGCCCATATCGGCGGCCATGTGCGTAAGGCGACGTCCTGCTTTGTCCGCAATCGTGTAGTCGCTCAAAGTGCAAACCCACGCCTTGCTCATCAAGCTTGCGTATTCTTCTTTGTCGGGCACCTCGGCAAAGAATTTCTGACAGAAACCTTTGTCGAACTTGGCATTGTGCGCAACAAAAACATCCACAGCGAGCAGGCTTTTGACGATTGCGTAGAGCTCTACAGTGCCCGACTGGGAAAGAATTGGCGAGATGCCATTGATAGACTCGGCCTCGTTTTTGTCGCACGGGAACACCGCGCTTAATGCCTCGATCAACACGAGCTTGCCGTCGTTGTCGAACTCCCCAACTGCAAACGCCATCTCGATTAGCTCATTACTCATCAGGTCAAGGCCGGTGGTTTCTGTGTCGATTACTGCGATTCTCATGGTTTTCTCCCATCTGTCGATCCGAATCCACTTTCGCCTCGATTAGTGTCGATATTCAGCACGTCTCCTTCTAAGCTCTCAAAATGTGCCAGTGGCCTTGGAATCATCTGCACTATCTTTGCAGGCAGTTTCAGATCCGGTGCTTCCATGTTCACCTTCAACAGTCCGACCTTGATCGTGCCGGTGTATGAACAGTCAATCACTCCAACGCTATTCGACATTATGTAGCCACTATCCCAAAGGCTGCTTCTTGGTACGACATCGAAATAGACGCCAGTTGGAGGCACTACACGAATTCCGGTATCATAAAGAGTGTAGTTGCCGTTGACCGATACAACGGATATCACAGTCAAATCGTATCCAGAGTCGGATGCTCGTTTTTTGCTTGGAGGAACCGCATTCTCATCTGCTTTTTGCCATATGAATTTTCCGTACTTCCCCCTGTTAAAAGTCGCGATATCGCGATACGCATTGTATTTTCTTTCCATCTTATACGTTGCGTTCGCATATATCCACCCAAGAAAGTCAATCGCTTTTCCGCCATCCGCTTCGACAGATTCTTTGTGACTTCTTAGCATGTTATTGCTACGAGCCTTGAGCGACTCAAGCATTCTCGGTGAATTCGACACAATGCTAACTCTCGCATATCCTCTTTTCGCTGTTGCCGGCAAGCTAGCTACATGACCATCTCCCTCGAAATAACCACGAATGAAGTGAACATCGAGCCAAGCAGGCAGGCTGTCAGGGTACCTCAGAGTATGCGATTTTTTTCCACCGTCAATGCCAAGTAGAGCGCAGATTGCCGTTTTCCATTGAGCCATGCAAAAACTGATTTTCGCTTGATTCTTCTTAGGGTACCGCTTGATAAAACCACTAGGAAGAGCAAAGTATCTGCAAATGCTCTCGAGAACATCAATGTCCTTCATATGTATTTGAAGACATATAGAGTTCTCTTGCCCGCTCTTGATGTGTCCATCACTAGCGATCCATCCAAGCAACCACGCCTTGAATTCGGTATCTACTGTGTCAAAAAAAAGCGGGTCAATATGATACTTGCTATTGGGGTTTTTATCTCCCAAAGACCTCACCACGCACATTTTCTTTTTGCAAGCCATGCTGCATGTGTGCGTTTTCGATCGTGTTTGCCTCGACGGCTTCATGTAAAAAGAGTTTCCGCATATCTCGCATCGGCTCATTTCCTTTTCTTTGGAAATCACGTTTGCATCTCCCTTAGAACGTTCGTTGCCCAAACCAGAATCCCGTTGGGAATCCTCTCCTCGAAAAAGTCTCGATATATCTCAAAAAGTCTTTCCTCTTCTACTTTGCGAGGGCTCGGCCCCGCGAGCGAGAGTTCGAAGCGCATCCACGAATCGTGGTCTGCACTCCAAACAATGCGTTGCTTGCGCAAGAAAGCAGCCACCTCGATAAGGTGCTTGCCTGCCTCCTGTACGCTGTCAAAACATAGTGCCATTAGGCAAACTCCTTCTTAATTTCGACCACCAACCCCTTGGCGGCCTTGTCAACGCGCTCGACTGAGATCTGGAAGCGCGGCAACATTGGGATCGCATCGACCACATCGGCGCCCTCGACGAAAACGGTTCGCCATTGTGTCCCCGTGAGGTCCGCAACAAGCTGGGCAAGCGCAAGGCCGAACTTGATTTTTTGGCCGCTGCTCAGATCTCCCAGTGCGACCCCGTCGGTGCGCCGAACCCGAAAGCAGTCCTTTTCGTTGCCGTTTGCAAGCGTCTCGGAGAACTGGAACTCGAAGCCGGGCAGCGCAACGGCGGCAAGCTTGCGCTTGAGACACTCGGCATCGATGCCACGTGTGGGATGGAACGCTTCTTCCAATGCTAGGAGGTTCTGCAAGTCCCGAGTTTTGGGGTCTAGCCGTGCTCGCAATTCCTTGCCACGTTCTCCAACCTGTGCCTTTGTTTCTCCCGTGGGAGTCCCCACCTGAGCTTTCAGCGCACCCGTTTCTTCGATGAGGCCATTGAGCTCTATTTCGAGCGCTTTCTTTTGTTCTCGCAACGCAGTCTCATCGTTTAAGCGCTCGGGTTCTACGGGTTCCGGTGGAACCTCAGGCAGTGCCGTTTTGGCTTCTTCCTCGCAAGCGGTCTTGTATTTCTTTTGCAGGTCGGTGAAGACTTTGAAAGACTTTTCGACTTCTTTTTGGGCCTTTTTGTACTCGGCTGCAATTCCGTTTTTCTCTTTGGTTTTGAGCGCAAACGCGTCGTGGACTTCTTTGAGGCTGTCGGCATCGAATGCTCTATGGCACGTTGGGCATTCTGTCGGCGTTTTGGCGAGCTGCTCGATTTCTGCTGCTAGCGCCCTGCCCCGAGCTTCAATTTCTGCTAAGCTGGACTTGGACAGGTTATGCGCATCTAGGGCGCTGTTCATCAAACTCCTAAGAGCATCTGCGTTCGGTTCTGCTTTGGCAGGACCGTTTTTTTGCAAATTCTCATGCGCAAGCCGAGCCGACCTTTGGCGCTCGAAAATGTTGCGGGCAGCGCGATACTCGAAAATCAATTCGAGCACCCCTTTCACCGCTTCGATTTCTCCCATGACCTTACCGCGTCTTGCATGCACTTCTTTGAGCCGCGTTTCCAGCGCGGACGTGTCCAGCGCTTCGGCAGGCGCTTGTTCATATGCTAGTTTGCACTGCTCAATCTGGCCCTCAAGATTTGCGACTTCCTTTTCTAAATCCCTTCTAACGGCAACGGCATTGTCGTACAGCTTGCGCGTGGGCAGGCTCCAGTCGATTGCAAACGTGCCAGGCACTCGGCTAGCGAAGACCTTCTCGCGACTAACCTCTGGGGTTATTGCCAGAAAGATATCTCGTTGCTGAGCTTCCGACAACGAAAAGAATGTCATTGGGAACAGCATGCAGGCAAAGGCACGGGGTGGAATCGCTAGCGCCTTCTCGAGCATCTCTTGCGTTATGGGCATGGCATTGTGCGCAAGTGTTGCTTTTTTGTTTGCGCGTTTGCGCGTAATAATGTTGCCCACGGTGAGTTCCACTTCCACGGCACAATCTCCGTAACGGTTCCCCGCTTCGCTGCCATCGGGACACAGTCCAGTAACAGCCCACAAAGCAGACCGGAAAAGGCTGCTTTTTCCGCTCCCGTTGGGACCTGCAATCCGGTTCATCAAGCCTAGTTTGTAGTCGCCATCTGCAACGCCTGGGAACCCTTTTGTTCGTATCGTCAAAAACATGGATGCCTCCAAAAAGACCGCCCCAAAAAAGGAGCGGTAGAAATACACACAATTAGAAAGGAACCACCTCATTATTGCATGCCTGAGGTTCTTCTGCAAGCGGTTCTTCCATTGTTTTTGCTTCGAGTGTTGCGGTTTCCACAACGACTTCTTGCGCAACGGCCTGCTTCCTGCCGCGTTTCGCAAGGGGAGTTTCTGCTGCAACGGGAGCACTGGGGGCAGGCGCGGGCGCTGCTAGCAGTGTGTTGAGTTTCTCGCTCTGAGGCGTTACGTTGCGGATTTCCAGCGCCTCGAGCTCTTCCATTTCTTCCTTGGCAGACAGTCCCAGTGCAACCTGTGGAAAATAGGATTTGACTAGCATGGAGGCAGCGCGGTACCTGCACATCTGCTCGGGCATTGCTTTCCAAGGGAGGTTGTTCGTGACTCCCAGTTCTATTGCTTGCCGGTAGCAAAACGACACCGAAACAACGTCGCCCGACTTAAGTTTCGCCTTGGCGATTACGGTCATTTCTGGCGGTGGTTTCCCGTTGGTCTCGAATATAATCGAGCCATCAATAAGCCCGCTTGTGTTCGCAAGCGAAATCAACATTTGCGAGCTGAGGCATGGGCGGCCTTTCACAACGTAGATGTGCTGGAGTGCGCTCATTGCATCGAGTCCCAAGCGTTCCGCCATCTGCAACGCCACAAACACGTTTGCCGGTTTCTTCTGGAACGTCTCGGGAATAATAGTGCTGTCTGCGAATATCTGGGCAATCCTATAACAGTGCTCGAATGCACTGGGGTTCACAAGCACGTTGTTTTTTGTCGCTACTTCAATTGCGTTATCCATTGTTTGCCTCTTCATTCTGAATCATGGTTAAAATATCGTTTGCAATGGCTTTCTTTTCGGGAGAAAGCAGACCGAATTTGTGCGCAATGAGGAGCAAAAACTTGAACTCATATCCAATTGCCTCAATCTCATTTCGGCTGAGAATGGTGCCCTCTGGCGGTCTGCCTTTGAGCTTGAACACGACAGCAAGGTCACCGGGTTCTTGCTTGTACTCGATGCGGTTTACCGCAATTTTGTCCCCGAGCAGTTCGGTGAGAATCTCAGCGGTAGAAGCGTGCCCAATGGCGGAAAGACGCTCGATAGTCCCAGGCAATGCCTTCACTTCGTCGAGAGTAACGGTGCGCATCGAAAACACGCCGTCGCATGTGAGGATTGAAGTGTTGAGAAAAACGATTCTTGAGAAATCCATAAAAACTCCTAGTGTGTTTGCGCGTTATTGCGCTGCTTTTTCCATCCATGCCGGTGCCTGAATCTCCACGGCACCCTCGGCATAACAGGGCCATGTGTTGTTTGTCATGCACAAGAGCACATCCTGCAACGCGTCTTTGTACCCTTTGCGTCCGGCGGCGATGAACGCCTCCGAAATAAGGTACACTGCGACCCCATAAGGCGGAGCCTTTTCCACTGCAATAAACACGAACAAGAACGGCTTCTTCGCAATTGCTTCCGCACCGTCTACGTACATTGCAGCTTGCCAGTGGTACTTGTAGTTCACAATGTCGCGCATGAAAGCGCCATTGCTTGCGTCCTGACAGGTTTTGACGTCGGCAATGACCGAGTGCTCGACGCTCATTGCATCGCACCGCGCCTTGCAGCCCAGTCCGGTTTGGGGATCGCTCCAGAACATCGAAGCTTCGCGCATCGTGCAGGCGGCAAGCACTTCTCCTGCCTTGGGGTGAACTCGAATCGCATCGCGCATTGCGCATGCCTCCGCGTACTCGTCGGGCTTGAGGATCTCCCGTCCCCGCGCTTTCGCCTCCAGCGCATCCCACGCCTTGGTCCCTCTCCGGATCGTTTCTTCGGCAACGTAATACGCGGCATCGAAGCTGGCGGGCTCCAGCACTAGGCAGTGGACCAGCGAGCCGAAACGCATTGCAGCGGTCGTCTCCCGTTGGTTTTCCAGCGCCCACTTGTAGTGTGCAGGGGAACGCGACATCTCGCTCAGTGTGCTCTTGTGGATGCCTGGGCTCGACTTGTATTCGTCAAAGCTCAAATTCTCGACTATCTTCATTTGATGACTCTCCTAAGTTTCAGTTCCGGTTTCGTCTTGCGCTCGCGCTTCTTTGCGAGCATCCCGTCGTCTCGCAGTGCGGCCGACAACAGATCTAAAAGCACTTCGTTTTTGCCGATTCTCCCTGATTCCTTTCGTCTATTAAGCAGCACTTGTTCCACTGCTAGCTCTATTTCAGGCGTCATGCGAAGCCTGAAAATGTGTACCGTTTCGCTCATATGTCCTCCGTGTTTTCTACTGTAATGTAACAATGTTACAGAAGCAAGTGGTTCGTTTAACTTTCTTGCAAGCGATTGAAATCTAACATCATCTCACGTTTGCTACAAAATGCAGCATCGGGGTTAACACCTCGAACATGCTAGGACATGCTCGAAAGCTTTCCAAGACGTCTAATGCGGGGGCTAACAAAAAACATTCTCGGGGGGGCTTGCTGACATTTCGTTTCTCGTGTACTGTCAAGTCATTACCCACAGTTTTTGAGGTCCGCATGAAGAAAACAGCTATTGACGCAAAAGATTTCCGTCTATCCATGGATTACCTAGGAGTAACGTTGCAAGAATTCGCTTATTTCTCCGGTTTTTCTCTCGACTACATCCGCTCTTTGTCTTGCGGACGCCGAGAAGCCTCCATTGTAATGTTTCGGCTCATAAACGCTCTGCTTGATCAACAGGAGACAAGCGGGACGAACGATTGCAAAAGGCACTCGTTAGGGGAAGTACAATGATTTCCCTCCACGCACCCGAAACCCAAGCTCACGCGCTCGCGCACGGCTGGACCTTTCCTTGGGGAACGGATCCGGGAGCGTGGCAAGCCGGCCAAACGTCACCGTGGGAGTGGTCGCTCGAGCAGCTTGCCCAGTGCATGATTTCGCAACCGTGGTCCCCCGGGCGTTATGAGAACGGCCACCGTCTCGAAGCGAACTTCCTCGGGTCATCGATCGTTGCGCTCGACTTCGACGAAGGCCAAACGCTTGCGTGGGCGGTCGAGAAGTTCGCTCGGTTAAGGCACATCATCGCAACCACAAAGAGCCATGGCGTACCGAAAGGAAAGAAACCAGCATGCGATCGTTTTCGAGTCGTGCTCTTTCTCCCACATCTGTATAGCTATCTGCCCTTGTATAAGAGCATCCTTGCCGCCTATGTGGAGCTTCTGGGTGCTGACGAGCAGGTAAAGGACGGGGCACGGTTCTTTTGGCCTAGCAAAGACATCATCAGCATTAAAGAAGGATTCTCATGCCCCGAGCTGAGACCAAAAAAGCAGGCACCGAAACAAGCGCCTGCTAAGACCCATGTGCAGGAGATTACCAGATCGTCATCAGAACCGCGGCAATACAGTGCAGGGCCTAAAGGCGATCCTACCACGAAAGCGGGATGCCGCGCGTGGAAGGCCGGAGCTGGATTCCAGGAAGGAATCCGCAATGCTTCGTGTTTCAAAGCCGCCTGCGACCTGTTCGAGGCAAACTGGGACGAGTCTCGAGTCCGCGACTGGCTCGTTTCTGTCGGCACGTCGTTGCCCGACGCCGAGGTTGGGGCTACGATACGGAGCGCACACAAAACGAAAAGAGGAAACTGAGTCATGGAAGATTCGCGGAAAAAAGCACTTGTTCAAGTCGTCTTTGCCTGCCTGCATTCTGCAAAAAAGAAGCTAAAACTGGAGCTCGTTTTTGCCGACGGCTCGTTTAGGGTCGGAGACCAGATCTACATGCCGCACGAGATTGCGGCCATGGTCCTGCCGCACGCGAGACGGTCGCTCGACACAAAGGACGACCTAACGGCAGACATTTGCGAGATAGTTGTTCAGATACAGGCTAAGGGATTCGACGAAAGCAAAGTGTTCGAGGCGGGCCCGTTGCCTACGGTTCCCCTTCTCCCTTCTCGCGGCGCATTGCCGACGTTCGAGGGGTGCTTTTCTCCCCGAATGCACGCATACATCATGGCTAGGTCGGTAGAAAAAGGCGTGTTGCCCGATGGAATTGTGGGCACGGTGCTTGCAGCATGCAGCGCGGCGCTTCCAGCGCAATGCAAGCTTCGGATCGGCTCTACGTATTCCGAGCATCCAACCGTGTGGGTTGCGCTCGTTGGGATGTGCAGTACCAAGAAAACTCCAACGCTAAAGACGGTGCTGGGTTTCTTTGAAAAGAAGCAGTCGCAGTTCGGACTCGATAACAAAGCAGCGGAAAAGGCGCACAAGAAATCGATGCTTCGATATGAGGTTGAACTAGCCGACTTCCGCAAAAACGCGGCGAAAAACAAGTCGCTCGTCGCTCCCGAGGAGCCAGAAAAACCAGCGCAAAAGGACATCTACTTGTCCGATGCAACCATCGAAGCGTTGCTACAATCGTGCGCAGGCAACCCCCGTGGAGTGCTGTATTTCCGCGACGAGATGTCCGCGTGGCTTGGGCAGCTAACGCGTCGTGATGCAGAAAAGGAGCGTGCTCAATGGCTGGAGGGCTACAATGCAGGCAGGCACGAGCAGGCTCGTATCGGGCGCGGGCGCATTGAGATTGAGTGCTTCAGAACCATTGTGTTTGGTGGACTTCAGCCTTCCATTGTTGAGAAAATGCTGCAAGATGATGTTATTGACGGTCTCGCTGCTCGATTTATCCTTGTGCGCCATGACAATAACGGGCACGCCACGAACGCAATCGACCCCGCGCATCTTGGCTACATTGAGAACATTCTGGAAAAACTGTTTCAAACTGGAGAATGCGAAGTATCGTTCAATCCCGCTGCTCTAACACTGTTCGAGGCAACCTGCCGGCAGTATTCGTCCGAGCTGGAAGGAATGCCGAACACGCATTGGCGTGCGTTCCTGGGAAAGAGACCGGGCTTGCTAGCGCGTCTCATTCTCGTTTGGCACGCAGTAGAACGAGCGGAAGAAGGAACGCTGCCTCACGCGTCCCCCGTGGAAGCTGCAACGGTCCAGCGCGTTGCTCGGTTCGTGGAGATGTTCCTACGGAGAAGCTCCGCGCTCATCTACGGGCAAGCCGGGGTGCAGATTCCTGAGGCGGGGGAAGGGATTTCATTCAATTCTCAGGAAAAGATGGTCATACGTTGGCTCAAAGAACAGGTTAAAAAAGGTCGACAGAAAATCTCATCACGCGAAGTGCTGACAGGGTCTCGCTCGTTCCAAGAAATGCGCAGGAAACGCACCGACGTCCCCTTCTTGGAAGCGCTTGCCGCAAGCGGACTTGCGGCGGTTGTGGCAGAGGAACGTGGCAGAGTTTCCCTTGTGCTGTCTGCTTATCTCGCGGAATGGGAGGAAGCGTGAGCACTTCAAAACGTCCTGCTGACAGGCGTCCTGCTGACATGTCAGCGGATGTCAGCACATGTCAACCGGTAAGAATTCTAGTCGGTTACGAAAAAACCGGCCGAAACGTGTCAGCATGTGCTGACAGGCATGTCAGCGGACACCATGAATTATTTCATAGAGTTACCCAAGTGCTGACACTGCTGACAGGTTTGCTAAGAAATATATTAGATCTATATATATATAACTATATGAAATCATTAGAGAGCGCAGATTCTCTCTCACGCACATTCGAGCAAAAACGTATTTTTTGTCAGCAGGACGTTTTTTGTTCAAGCAGCACTAAGGCAGGTGCATCAATAATCATGTCAGCAGGTGTGTCAGCACATGTCAGCAGGACGGGCAACCTAGCGGAATCATTAACAGCGTCCGCTGACATATGCGGACTTAGCATATGCAAAACAACGCGAACACCGCAAACGATGAAAGGAGTTTCCCGTGACCGGAACACTGGTAACCGCTAAGGACTTGTCCTTGGAATTCGAGAACTGTTCACCAAAAAAGATTTCTAGACTGCTCACAGATGCGGAGTGCGAGGGAGTGCGGGGCGATCGCCTTTTTCTCTGGTCACGTCTGCAAGCGGTTGAAATCATTAGAACGCACTTAGAGCGAGAAGCCGAGCGTCGCATGCGAGACGAGAACCGCGCTTTGCGGCGGGCTAGCAGTCCCAAAACGGGCGGGACAGGGGAGAATACCGAAAAGTCTCCTGTCGTTGTCTGGGGAGCCCCGCTTCCGCAAATACGACCGTTCCCCGGCTCCATGGAGAGCTTCCGAGACGTCGTGCGAGAGAAGCGCACCCAGTCCGAAACGTTTTGGGGATAGGGGAGAAACATGGTACTCGATGCGACAACGATCACCCGCTTAAGCTGCAGGCACCTGTTGCCAAGGGGGGAGATACTCAAGGCAATCAAGGGGATTAACCCCATCGGCACTCTTGCGGACTCCACTGGGGAAAGGGTCTATCCCCTTGCCGCATGCGAGAGCGCCCTAACACTTGCGCTCAAAGGGCAACCAAAAGGACTGCGACTCCACACTCTCGAGCGAACGCTCAAACTCTCGCGGACCGACAGTCTCGCAACGCTGACCGCCATTGGACTGGGGTTCTGTGGCATCGATTTAGATGCCCCTATTCCGCACATAACGTTCAAATACATGCTAGAAGACCTGCAAAAAAAGGGAAAGATATCGGCCGACATTGTTTCGGTTGTCGAGCTCTCGCTCAAATTCGCAGTGCCCGACGTCCACATCGTTACTCTGCTCAATCATGCGTTCGTTCCCCTTGTGCTCAAAGCGCGTGTCCTCGCCTATCGGTTCTATGACAGGCATGTAGCCGAGCGCGTGTTGAAAGAAAAACTAGCGCCGCATAAGGTCAAACCCTCCATGCTGGACGGAAACTTTCGCACATATGGCATGCTGCTAACCGAGTTTCAGATAAGCCGAATCGACCTTTCTGCCATTGTCATCGGGATGTACCCTAGCAAACGCTGGACTACGAACGGGAAAATGTCGAGAGAATACTACGAAGCTATAAAGCAGGAACTCATCAAAAGAGAATTCAAACGGAGGCGCTAATGAGGGCAATGATAAGAATGATATCGAGGGGAGAACATGAGAAACGCATTCAGACAAGCAAAGACGAGTGCGAATACTTGGGAGAGAAGCTCAAGCAGTTTGATATCCGGTTCACCAAAGAAGGGCGCATTGTAACCAAAGACCCTTTTCGGGACCACTATAATACAATGGCAAGAAACCACGTCAAGCTTCTACTTAAGGAATGGTATCTCGCTTCGCACTTCACACGACGAGGGCAAGAACTGCAACGTTTTTTGGATTTCTTTATCGACGCCTGCAAGGAATCATGCAACATGTTGGCAGCCGATGGCATTCGAGGAGAGTACGTTGACATCGAAGAAAGGAACATACAATGAAGATTTTTGTTGACCATGCGCACACTGAGGACGGCCCCGAGCGCATCATTACAGCCGAGGAACTGGGGTTCGAGCCGGTCGAGTATCATTCGACCATGGTTTCGCCACCCTTTCCTTTGGAAAACCCAGAGGAACGATGCGTCCTTTGTGGCGAGCTTCTCAGTGACACCGGGTGTGACGAGTGCGGAATAACAACGGACGAAATTCTAGCAGCTATAGGAGAATGAACATGAAAAAGAAACTACCATGCGAGGAGTGCGGCGGACAGTGTTGCACCCATGCGCCATTTCACATGAAAGAATGGCTCAAAATAAAGGAACGCTTTCTCATTCTCGATGACGCCGTTGTCGAGGAAGTGTTTAGGGGCACGCCTGGGCATGGGGTCATTGTGTGGAAAAGAGGCACGAGCAAGCAATGTTATTTCCTCAAGGAAGGACGTTGCAGCATCTACACGTATCGACCGTCAACGTGCCGAAAAACAGGCGCGGACGGCATTTGTGCATACGTCAATCCGGATGAGGTCATCAAGCGAGTCATGGAATTAAAGGCACGCGGACACGTTTTCTTGAGCGAAAAGGAGTAACACGCATGGGTGTAACGTTTGATGACAGGGCAAAAGAAAAGAAGTTCTTAGCACATTACTGGAGTAGAGCTGACAAAAAGAAAGTGAATATTGGCATGTTTGCGACGCTTGAGGAAGCGAAGGCGGCTCTCGATGCCAAGTATGCCGAGCTCAACATTCCTAGACCTAAGGAAAAGAAGGTCGAGA